CATTGGTAGACTTTCAATCGTCGCAGCCGGCTGTGGCATGGGGGTGCTCCTGTCGTGGACCTTGGTCGGCCACAGGGAGTACCCCTTTCATTGCCTGACACACATATCCTTACGTCACCTGCACAGCGGATTTCGCTTGACAAATCCGGATCGATGTGGTATAAGTTTCGCACAATCGAAATCCCGGCGGTCGCGGACCAGCCGGGTTTTTTGTTGCCGCAGCGATCATGCGGCGTCTACTCGCCTTCGCCGATCTTCGCTTCCGGAGCGCTCGTCCATGACCGCGATGACCTTGTTCACGCTGCGCAACAGGTGCATGCGGAAAGGTGCGAGCTTGCTGGGCCTCTCCTGCGACGAGGACGGCCTCCATTTTGGCGACTGCGCGCTCGTCCGGGCGGCGAGAGATACGAAGGGCCGACGCGTCTACGAGCCGCGCGCCCTTGGCGAGATCAATGCCGTCCTCTCCGCTGCCTATGGCCGCGAGGTCGAGTTCGCCAGTCGCATGCCCGGTTTGCGCCGGGTGTCGCAGCATCTCTCCGAGGGCAAGCTGGCGCTGGCGCAGTTCACGGCGCTTCATCTGCGCTTGCCGGAGCTGCCGGACGAGGCCGCGGTAGAGCGCTTGAGCAAGGCGGAGGCGCTGTTGCGCTTCAATCCCAACCATTTCGGTCCAGGCCCGCGGCACGGGCAATTCGCTCCCGCGAGCGAAAGTGAAAACAGCGGTGACGGCAACGCAGCGACCCGCTCCTATCCAGCGCCAGCGGGCAACGGCATCGTTCGCAACTATTCGCCGGAAGAGGCCGCGAAGCTCCCGCCACCGCCACCGGGCAGCAAATATGTCACGCTGAAAGACGGCTCCGTCGTCTGGAGCAGCTTTGCCAATCAACGCAGAGGCGGTCCGATGCTCATGCCCGATGGGGTGTCTTTGGCCGCCAATATCCGCCGGGGCGAAGAGATCTCGGACGAGCACGACGATATCATCGATCAATACAAGGACATGTTCGATCTCTTTTACCGTAACCGCTCTATGGACTATCAGCGGATCTATGGCACGGGCGGCAAGATCAATCGGGACTACATTGATTTCGGCAACTACAATTATGGCGCCGTCGCGGCGGCTGCCGGACTTTCATGGGTCGAGACCATAGGCGCCGCTGGGTTGATCAATCTCGGTGGCGCGGGTGACAAATCGGGCCCCCTTCTCAATAACCCGAGAAACCTTGCATTCATCCGACGTGGCTTCGAGGATTATCGCAATGGCAAGATATCGGCGCATCAGAGAAACTGATTTCCTCGAATTGCTTTGGCTACATCACCCGCTCCTCGTCGGTTATCTCTGGGCAGTTACCGGCGCATCTGTAACGTTTGCCGCCATCATCGTAGCCAGTGCGAGCATGGCCGGCTTCGCCAGCGTGGATCCGTTACTTGAGCGCATCTGGGGCAGTGTGCTCACGTTCTTCGTGTGGGCCCAGCTATTCTGGATCTGCGCCCTCCCCATGGCACTGCCGCCTTTCGCCCTGTCGTGGCAGATAGCGAAGAAATTTGAGATAGGGAGCTTCGTCTACTATGTTCTATGCGGCGCGATGGCCGGCCTTGTCCTGACGCCAGTCTTCGAGGAACTCGTCGCGCCTGAGGTGCGGCTGAGCGACGATCCCACCTTTCTTCAAGATTGTATCCGCTGGTGGCCCACATTCATTCTGTCGGGCACGTGCGGCGCGCTAGCCTTCTGGTATAGAACCGGCCGCCATCTTGGCCGCATCTTGGCGAATATGGCACAACCGCAATCCACGCTCTGACGGTTTCGCGGCGGCGATGCGCCGTCCCAACTTACGGCGGCAAGACCGATGACGCGACTGAAGAAAGCGCGGATGACGCCGCGCCAACTCCGCTTTGTGCAGGAGTATCTCGTCGATCTCAACGGCAAGCAGGCGGCGATCCGCGCCGGCTATAAGCCGAGTTGTGCGGCGAAGATTGCCTCGGACATGCTGCGCCGCCAGCCGCAGATCGTCAAAGCGGTGAGCGACGCCATGGCGGCGCGCGAGTTCCGCAAGCTGCTGACGCGCGAGCGCATCCTCCTCGAATATGCGCGCATCGCCTTTGCCGATATCCGCCAGATCATCGATTGGGGGCCGGAGGGCCTGACGCTCAAGGAGGCGGCGACGCTCAGCGATGCGGATGCCGCCGTCATCGCCGAGGTCTCCGCGATCAAGCACAAGGCGGGCGGCGGACGATCGCGGCTCAAGATGCACGACAAGAAGAGGGCGCTCGATGCCATCGTGCGCCTGCTCGGTTTCGCGGAGAAGAACGGCGAGGACGATCCGCTGCGACGCCCCGAAGGCGCGCTGCCGGCGCGCGAGATCCTGCGCCGGCGCCTCGACGCGATTGCGCGCGAGAACAAGGAGTGATGCAGGTTAGGGCGGATTTTTCGGCTCTTCTGCGATTTTCTCCTTGACAAATCCGGATCGATCTGATATATATTTTGCATCATCGAAATTCTGCCCGGCGGTCGCAGACCGGCCGGGTTTTTTGTTGCCGGAGGCGCGGCGGTGACCGAACCCGAGTTGCCGCAGCATTCCGACGCTTGGCGGCTTCGTGCTCTGGGAAGACGGCGCCGGGATGCCGAGATCGCCGCGCTCGGCGATGCCGAGGTGCATGAGCTGCTCCGCGATTGGCGCTTCTGGGCGCGGCCCAATCAGCTTCCGCCGCCCGGCGCGTGGCGCGTGTGGCTGCTCTTGGCCGGGCGCGGTTTCGGCAAGACGCGAACGGGCGCCGAATGGGTCAGGCTTCAGGTCGAGCAGAAGCGCGCGCGGCGCATCGCGCTGGTGGCGCCCACCTCGGCCGATGTGCGCGATGTCATGATCGAAGGCGAGAGCGGGCTCCTCGCGATCTCGCCCGAGGGATCGCGCCCGCGCTATGAGCCCTCGAAGCGCCGGCTCACTTGGCCGGGCGGCGCGGTGGCAACGGCGTTTTCGGCGGAGGAGCCGGACCGGTTGCGCGGACCGCAGCACGATGCGGCGTGGTGCGACGAACTCGCCGCCTGGCGTCATGCCGAAGCGTGGGACATGCTGATGCTGGGATTGCGGCTCGGCGCCGATCCGCGCTGCGTCGTCACGACCACGCCCAAGCCGGTACGCCTGCTGCGGCAATTGCTCGCCGATGGCGGCGTCGCCGTGACGCGCGGCTCGACTTACGACAATCGCGACAATCTCGCGCCGGCTTTCCTGGCGCAGATCGTCAAGCGTTACGAGGGCACACGGCTCGGCCGGCAGGAGCTCGAGGCGGAGCTGCTCGACGATGTCCCGGGCGCGCTGTGGACGCGCGAGATGATCGAGCGCGCGCGGCTGATCGCGGCGCCCGAGTTGCGGCGGATCGTGGTCGCGATCGATCCCGCCATGACATCGGGCGAGGACGCCGACGAGACCGGCATCATCGCGGCCGGGATCGGCTTCGACGGACACGGCTATGTGCTCGACGATCTCTCCGGCCGCATGCCGCCCCATGAATGGGCGCGGCGGGCGGTTGCCGCCTATCACGCGCGCAAGGCCGACCGCGTCGTTGCCGAGGTGAACAATGGCGGCGACATGGTCGAGGCGACCATTCGCATGATCGATGCCGGCGTGAGCTACCGCGCGCTCCGCGCGAGCCGCGGCAAGATCCTGAGGGCCGAGCCCGTGGCCGCGCTTTATGAGCGCGGCCGCGTCCATCATGTCGGCGGCTTCGCCGTGCTCGAAGATCAGATGTGCGCCTTCACCACCGATTTCGACCGGCAGGCCGCGGGCTACTCGCCCGACCGGCTCGACGCACTCGTCTGGGCCTTGAGCGATCTCATGGTCGAGACCGGCGATACCGGTCTCCTCGACTATTACCGAGACCTTTATCTGACCCTGGAAGCGAGAGGTGGGCGATGACCGGAACCGTGCGCGTGCTGTCACCGATCAAGACGGTCACCATCGCGAAGGAGGGTCGCATCTATACGAGTCAGGGTGCGGGCGTTGCGATCGATGTCCATGAATCCGATACGCATGCGCTCGAAAGCGCGGGCTACGCCATCGTCGCGCCTTCGGGTCCGACCGCGTCGCGACCGGCGGCGCCAGCCAAGGGACAGCGCTTCGTCGACACCACGATCGGCAAGCTGATCGTCGCCGACGGCACCGGCACCTGGCGCGACCCGATCACCGGCGCCGCGATCTGAGGGCCAAGCGATGCCGCAAGGAGGGCAGCAGACGCCGCTATCGCCGAGCCTGGTGCAGCGCGCGGTCGAGGGCATCCGCTATATCATCAGCGGCGTGACGCCATCGACCTGGTTCGGCCCCATGCAGCCGCTGGCGCCGATGGCGCCGGCGGCGGTGGCGGGGCGGCAGTTCGACTATCCCGTCGGCTACAACCTGACGGTCACGCCGCGCGCCGAGGAGCGGATCAGCTTCGCGCAATTGCGCGCGCTCGCCGATAGCTATGACCTGCTGCGCCTCGTCATCGAGACGCGCAAGGATCAAATCGAGCGGCTCGAATGGAGCATCCGCCGGCGCGCGCTGCCGGGCGGCGAGCCCGCCGATCGCGATCACGATCCGCGCATCGCCGCGATCGAGGCTTTCTTCCGCATGCCGGACCGGGTCCATTTCTGGTCGACTTGGCTCAGGCAGCTTCTCGAAGATCTCTTCGTCGTCGATGCGCCGGCGCTTTACCTGCGCCGCACGCGCGGCGGGCAGCTCCATGCGCTCGAGCTCATCGACGGCACGACGATCAAGCGCCTCATCAACGCCGATGGCCGCACGCCCGAGCCGCCCGATCCCGCCTATCAGCAGGTGCTCCACGGCGTGCCGGCGGCGGATTTCAGCACCGACGAGCTCATTTATCGCCCGCGCAATCTGCGCACCCACCGGCTCTATGGCTACTCGCCCGTGGAGCAGGTGGTGATGACGGTCAATATCGCGCTGCGCCGCCAGCTCTATCAGTTGAGCTACTACACCGAAGGCAATGTACCGGAGGCGTTGATCGGCACGCCCGAGAGCTGGTCGCCGACGCAGATCAAGGAGTTCCAGCAATATTGGGACGCGCTGCTCGAAGGCAATCTGGCCCAGCGGCGGCATGCGAAATTCGTGCCCGGCGGCGTCGCCAAGACCTTCATCCCGACCAAGGAGGTCGAGCTCAAGAGCGCCTATGACGAATGGCTGGCGCGGGTCATCTGCTTCGCCTTCTCGGTCTCGCCACAGGCCTTCAGCGAGCACATGAACCGCGCCACGGCGGAGACGGCGCAGAGCACGGCCTTGGCGGAGGGTCTGGCGCCGATCCGGAGCTGGGTGAAGCAGCTCGTCGATTACGTGATCCTCACCGAGTTCGCCGCACCCGACCTCGAATTCGCCTGGCGCGACGAGAGCGCGAGCGATCCCGAGAAGCAGGCGAGCGTCGCGCAGATCTATGTGACGAACGGCATCAAGACGATCAACGAGACGCGCGCCGAGATCGGGCTCGATCCGGTCGAAGGCGGCGATGCGCCGCTGATCTTCACCGGCGCGGGGCCGGTGCCGCTCACGGGCATCGGCGCCAAAGCGAGCGCGCCAGCAATCGGCAAGGCGAACTTTGACCCGGGCCAGCTTCGCGTGCCGAAAGGCAGCCCCGATGCGGGGCAGTGGACAAGCGGCGAGACCGCGAGCAGCATCGGAAATAATACGCTGTTGGTATCGAGCGAAAATGACGCCCAAGGCTCGTCCGGCGATCGCCGACCCGCGCCAGCCGCAGGCCCTCAGGCCGATCATACCACCGATGCGCAACTATCATTCGAAACTGCGCCCCACCAAAGAAGTCGAACCGACATCGACCAATTGCAGCGTGTCATTAATGACCCGGCGATCCGCGCTCAGATGCAGGAAGCATGGGCGGCGTCCAACCCAAACGGCCCAGATCATCAGGAGCACGGATTCTGGATTATTCAAGATCCGAAAACGGGCGCGCTTTCCACGCTACCGTTCGATAACTTTGGTGAACGCGAGACAATGGCACCTGGAGCGATCCCGCCGAACACCGTCGCCTTCTTCCATACTCATCCTTCGCCGCTAAACGTCGGTAAGCCCGGTCCCAGTCCCTTGGACTTGAGTTTTGCCTCGGGACACGGGCTTACGGGGATAATTGGCTCACATGTGGGCATATACTATTATGGCCGCCCGCTCCGGCGGCCAGTGCCGGCGGTGAACCGTTGAAGAAACCTCATGATTTTATTTCCTACGCTCTCAATCATCATGCTGGTGTGCGGTTCGCTGGCGATCGCTCAAGCTTCCGCGGAGGAACATGCAGCGACGCCGAGGAAATGCGATATCCTAAAAGTCGCCAACGAGTACAAAGCTGCACACTTTCCGGATGTTCGCAACCCGCCCTACAAAGTGGTGCAACGACGCACGGAGAACGATGATCTTCGAGAGGTTAGCTACGAGCTACCCCCGAATTTTATCGGCGGAGGCCCTGTCCTGACGATTTCGAAGAGCAAATGTGAGGTCGTACGAGCGTATGTAACCCAGTAGCGAGGAGTTGGCGAAGCAGGCGATTGAGGAGCTTAGGGGTACGCCTGGTTTCAACAAATATCCCAACGCCTTTCGCATCATCCCGTGCACCTTGGACCGTGTTGAATGGCCGGACGGATTTCCTCCCTACCAGAAAGCTACCGGCGGTAATAGCAAGGCGTAACTAGAGGCATTCGCGCATCGCCTAAAGCACAGGCGCATCCGGGCGTCTTATTCGCCGCCGGTTGGCAAGGCGAACTTCAACCCGGGCCAGCTCCGTGTGCCCGCGGGGAGCGGCCACACCAGCGGCCAGCCGATCATCGTCTCGTCAGGAATAGATGATCAGGCCATCAGCGGGACGTTCGTCCAGACGCCGCGCCATTCCGGCGCGTTGGATCGTTATCGGGGCGCCTTCGGGCGCCTTTTTCATTCGGGATCTCACAGACGGGATGGAACGGCGATGAGGCTCTTTGCCGAGATCAAGAAGATCGATCACGAGCAGCGCATGGTGTTCGGCTATGCCAGCACCGAGGCGCTCGACAGTCAGGGCGAGATCGTCCGCAAGGAGGCGATCGAGGCGGCGCTGCCGGACTATATGCGCTTCGCCAATATCCGCGAGATGCATCAGCCCTCGGCCGTGGGCGTCGCCAAGGAGGCTGAGATCGACGACAAGGGCCTCCATCTCGCGGCGCGCATCGTCGATGACGAGGCGTGGAAGAAGGTGACCGAAGGCGTTTACAAGGGCTTCTCGATCGGCGGCAAGGTGACGGCGCGCGACGCCACGGCAAAGCATGTGATCACCGGCGTCGAGCTTCTCGAAATCAGCCTCGTCGATCGCCCCGCCAATCCCGAGGCGGTGATCGAGCTCTACAAGGCGGCGCCCGCTCCCGCCGATGCGGCGGTCAACAAGGGAATGGACGCCGTGCGGGATCTCGCCGGCATTCTCGCCGATATCCGCGAGTTGCAGGAGAGCTCGGCTTCGGAAGAGGCGGCGGAAGGCGATGACAGCGCGATGCCGGCGAAGCTCAAGGCCTGGCTCGAGGAAGGCGCCGCCTTGCTGCGCGACATGGTCGGCGAGGAGACGGACGAGCTTTCGGCGACATACACGACTTATCCGGTCGTTTCCACGGTCGGCAAGGTCGGCGCGCGGCACAGCAAGGTCGATCTCGCGCGCGTGCAGTCGGTTCACGATACGGCCGTCGATCTCGGCGCCGATTGCTACGGCTCGGCGAAGGCCGCTGCGGCGGGCGAGATGGGCAAGCTGGATGCGGCGATCCGGCAAGTCGTCGATCCGCTCGCGAAGGGGATCGCCGACCTTCACCAGCGCGTCGCGGCAATCGAGGCGCAGCCCTTGCCCGCGAAGGGCGTCACCAAGGCGATCGCCGTCGCCAAGGAGCAGGATGCCGGCGGCGCCGCATCCGAAGGCGAAACGCTCGAGGCTTTCGTCGCGCGTCTCGCCGGCATGACCGCGGAGAAGCGTGCGCATGAGCTCACCAAGCTCGCGCTGCGCTTTCCGCAGCCGCTGCGATAGCAGGAGAGATTTCCGGGACGCCTAACCGGGAAGCCGAAGAACAGCCGCTTGGGCAACGGCACACGCCGCGCCGCGAGGCGCCGCATCCCGCGCTTCCGCTTGGAAGCAAGATGGAGCCCCTCATGTACAATGTCACCAAGGAGACGCTTGATCTGTTCAAGCAGGCGATGGCCAATCCGAGCCAGGACCTGGCGAAAAGCATCAGCCTGGCGACCGGCCTCACCGCCATCGACCTCCAGGCGCCGGCGAAAAACCTCTACCCCGTCATCACGCCGCTGCGCAACAGCATCCCTCGCGTCGGCGGCGGCACGGGCACGGCGACGCAATGGCGGCAAGTCACCGCCATCACCGGCTCGGGCTTCGACGCGATGGGCTGGGTCCCGGAAGGCCAGCGCACGGCGCGCATGTCCTATACCACCGCCAGCAAGGCAGCGGCCTATGTCACCATCGGCGAAGAGGACCAATTGAGCTTCGAAGCCGAGGCGGCGGCGCAGAATTTCGAGGACCTCAACGCGACGATGAGCCTTCGCCTCCTCCAGAAGATGATGCGCAAGGAGGAGATCGGCCTGCTCGGCGGCAATGCCTCGCTCGCCCTCGGCACGCCGCCAACGCCGGTCGTGTCCGCTTCGGGTACCGGAGCCACTTTGCCCGCCGCCACCTATTCGGTGATCGTCGTCGCCCTGGCGTTCGAGGGCTGGAAGAATGCGAGCCTCGCCGCCGGCGTCGCCACGAGCAAGACCATCACCGGCGCCGATGGCAACACTTATACGCTCAATAGCGGCGCCTCGAACAAATCGACGAATGCGACCCAGGCGGTAACGCTGGGGCAGACGCTGTTCGCCTCGGTGACGGCGGTTCAGGGCGCCGTCGCCTATGCCTGGTATGTCGGCGCCGCTGGCGCAGAGACGCTGCAGGCGATCACGACGATCAACAGTGCCGCGTTCAACGCGCCGCTCGCGGCGGGGCGCCAGGCCGCGAGCGTCATTACCCAGGACAGCTCCTCCAATCCGGGCCTCGCCTTCGACGGGTTGCTGACGGCGGCGCTCAATCCGGCGAACGGGGCCTTCGTCAATCTTCTGGGCACCGGAACGGCGGGAACCGGTACCGTGCTGACGGCGTCGGGCCGCGGCTCGATCAACGAGATCGACGCGATGCTGCAATCGATGTGGGACAATTTCCGTCTCTCGCCCACCGTCCTCTATGTCAACAGCCAGGAGCTCAAGAACATCACCAACAAGGTGCTGTCGAACGCCTCGGGACCGTTGTTGCGGTACAACGTCCCGGCCACGGGCGGCGCGGACCCCTACGCCATCGTCGCCGGCGGCGCCGTCGAGTTCTATTTCAATCCGTTCTCGGTCGATGGCGGCGTCAAGATCCCCGTCAAGGTTCATCCCGACTTGCCTCCCGGCACGATCATCGGCTGGTGCGAACAGTTGCCGCCTGCCTATCAGTCGAACGAGGTGCCGAACGTCGCCGAGGTGAAGACCCGCCGCGACTACTACCGCGTCGATTGGCCGCTCAGGACGCGGCAGCGGGAGGTCGGCGTCTATGCCGAAGAGGTGCTCGCGATCTACGCCCCCTTCGCGATGGGCGTGATCGGCAACATCGCCAACGGCTGAACGTTGCGGGCAAGGGCCGGGCGAGAGGGCTCGCCCGGCCGCTTCTTTCGAAATCGCGAGGTCATGATGGCGAAGCTGAAGGCGCCCGAGAACGGCGCGCCGGTTCATTGGCGCGACAAGGTCTATGACATCCGCCGCGACGGTTCCATCGAGGTACCCGGGGATTTGGCCGAGGCGCTGATCGCGCACGGCTTTGTCCCCTGGCCGGAGCCCGTCCGACCCGGCAAACGAGGGGTCTAAGCCGTGGCGGCCGGCGATCTCACCACGCTTGCCAATGTGAAGGGCTGGTTCTCTCCGCCATTGGCGACGACGAGCGATGATGCGCTGTTGACGCGGCTCATCACCGCGGCGAGCCAATTCATTCAGACCTGGCTCGGACAGCAACTGGCAATGCAAAGCTACACCGAGACACGTGACGGCAAGGGGGAACGGAAGCTCGCCTTCACCGCGACGCCGGTGATCGCGGTGAGCGCGTTGTCGATCGACGGACAAAGCATCCCGCCGGCGCCCGACCCGCTGTCGCCCGGCTACGTCTTCGGCCCGACAATGCTCTATTTGCGCGGCTTCTGCTTCACGCCAGGCGTTCAAAACGTCTCGGTCACCTACACGGCCGGCTATGCGGCAACGCCGCCCGAGATCGAGCAGGCCTGCATCGAACTCGTGGCGCTGCGCTACAAGGAAAGGGATCGTATCGGCCATGTCTCGAAGGGTGTCGCCGGAGAGACGGTGACCTTCACGCAGAAGGACATGCCGCCCGATGTTCAGACAATCCTCAACCAGTATCTGAGGAACTTCGCGCCATGATCGAGGTGACGATCGAGGGCGGCGAGGCGGCCGTCGGTCGCGTGGCCTCGCTCGCCGATCGCCTGCATCGACGGTTGGCGACGCTCATACAGCGGCTCGCCGGCGATCTCCAAGGCCGCGTGCTCGACAATCTGCATGGCGGTTCGCTCGAGGAGCAAAGCGGCCGGCTCGCGAATGCTCTGACACTCGGCATCGACGCCAATAGCGGCCGACTCTCGGCCAGGCTCGAAATCGAACCAGGCGCGGTCCCCTATGCGGCTTTTCAGGAATATGGCTTCCGCGGCACCGAGACAGTGCGCTCTCACCTGCGCGTGATCAAGCAAGCCTTCGGTCGGCCGATCGCCGAACGGCAGGTATTCGTCGGCAGCTACACCCGGAAGGTCGATTACCCCGCGCACTCCTTCCTGCGTTCGGCGCTTGCCGAACTCGCTCCGGAAGTTGCGCCGCAAATCAAAGATGCCATTGCCGTCGAGGCGAGCGACCGATGAATCGTGAGGCGATCTACACCGCGCTCTTCGCCAAGGTCGCGGCATCGGCCGCCTTTGTGACGGCGAGCCGCCGGCTGCGTCACTGGAGCGATGTCGGTCCCGCCGAACAGCCCGCGCTCTTCATGATTCAGAAGAGCGAGACGGCGCAGCGCACAAAGGGCTTGCCGCCGAAATGGACGTTCTCGGTCGAGCTCTTCATCTATGTTCACGCCCCTGACGATTTGTCGCCGCCCGCTTCCAGCCTCAATCCGCTGATCGACGCGATCGAAGCGGCACTGGCGCCCACCATTCCCGCCGACAATCAAACACTGGGTGGCCTTGTCGATCATGCTTGGATCGCCGGCAAGATCGAAACCGACGAAGGCGCGCTCGGCGGGCAGGGGGTCGCCATCATTCCACTCAACATCCTCGTGCCGAGCTGAGGGAGATTTCGGATGGATCGGGAAGAGAATGACGAGATTTCCGATTTGACGGCACGGCGCGAGCGCGTCGCCGCGCGGATGCGGGCGGAGATCGACCGGTGGTTCGTCGATCACTTCCACGGATCGGTGGTCGCGACGGTCACTGAGCATTTCAACCACGTCTTTGCCGCAACAGAGGATTTGAAGCGGCGCCTTGCCGAGGAGATCTGATCATGCCTGTCTATAGCTTTGGCGCCGGCACCTTGTTCGGCACCCGTTCCGACGTCGCCAATTCCACGCCCGTGAAATTCGGCGCCCTTCAGGACGTATCGGTCGAATTCAACTTCTCTGTGAAAGAGCTCTATGGCCAATTCCAATTCCCGTTGGCCGTTGGCCGCGGCACCGGAAAGATTCAAGGCAAAGCGAAATTCGCGCAAATCAACGGCGTGACGTTCAACTCGCTCTTCTTCGGCTTGCCGCAGGCATCGGGTCAATTGTCGACATCGCTGACCGAAGCGCAAACGGTTCCGGCATCGACGCCCTTTACCCTGTCGGTGGCGAATGCCGCGACTTTCGTGAGCGATCTGGGCGTGGTCTATGCCGCGACTGGTTTGCCGCTCGCCAAGGTCGCAAGCGGGCCGAGCCAGGGCCAGTACGCGGTCTCCCCAACCGGCGTCTACACCTTTGCCTCGGGCGACAGCGGTGCGGCGGTTCTCGTCTCCTACACATTCAATGCGACGGCCGTCGGAAACACGGTAAGCATCTCGAATCAGCTTCTGGGCGCAGCGCCGACTTTCCAAGCGAATTTCTTCGAGACGTTCCAGGGGAAGCAAGTGACGTTGCAGCTCAACCAATGCGTGGCGCAGAAGCTCTCGCTGGCGACGAAGCTCGATGACTTCACCATTCCGGAGTTCGACTTCCTGGCTTTCGCCGATGCTTCCGGCAACATCGGCAAGATCGGCCTGGCGGAGTGACC